ACCTTTATGAGATTCTTCTCACAAAACTCACTTGCAATGGCACGTGGCACAATGAGTCAACAACAGGTTGTTGCACTAAGTGATGATTATGCTAAAGGATTACGTAGACTTTCTGAACTAACAGGTATTCAAGCAGATCAACTACAAGAAGGTGTTGATAAAGCAAATATGAATCGTGCTTTTGAAAACTTCCTGTCAACAATGGACGGTGAAACAGCAAATAGAATGCGTTCTATTCTAAACACTGTTCAAGCAGGATTTGGTGATGCAGGTAGAGAAGCGGCTATGGCTACCATGATGGGAATAGCACCTGTAACAGACAGTGCGGCAAACATGATGACCATGAACAGAGGGTTCGGCCAAATGTTGCGTGGTGTAACAAGCAGTGCTCAAAACTTTAACGGTACACTAGATCAGTTTAACAATAACTTATACGGACAGATAAATCAATTTGCCAATGCAAACAGAGGTTATGCAGATGCTAACAGCAGATTGTTTGCGGCTCTAGATATGACAGGTGATCCTTTTGGTCAAGCAGGCGGCCAACTTATTGCTGGTATTAACATGTTTAGTGGCAGTATAGCCGAAGTAGAAAGTAGGCTAGGACGATCAAGTCCATTGCAGGATGCATTTGTTGCATTTAACGAAGCAATAACAAATGTAAGAACTGCGTTTGCAGACTTATTTGTAAGAGTGTTAGATAGCCAAGCATTTAAAAATGCACTTAATACACTAGAATTAAAATTACCAGGAATGGCTACAGCAGTTGAAAACTTCCTTGTACAGGTTGAAGCATTTTTTGGCGACATGGGAACTGCGGAAGGTCGTGCAAAACGCTGGGATGATATTACACAATGGTTTAAAGATCTTCTAAAAGAAATGGTAACATATCTTAAAACGGCTGTTGTTGACGGTATTACCGGAGGCGGTAGTCAAACTATAAATTCAATTGAAACAGGGGGTACCGTAAACAGTAGTCTTTTAGGAACTATGTTCGGAGGCGGTGCAAAATTAGATTCAGGTTATCTTCTTGAGCAAGCAGGTAACAACCAAGCAGGTGCTGGTACAGGATCTTGGTGGGATAGAAGCGGCGGAGCATGGCAATTATTAGGCGGTAGTGGATACGAAGGTTATCTTGAAAGAACGCTTGAAGAAGCAATGTCATCAGGACAGTTTGAAACTGAACAAGACGCTAAAAATGCTATTCTAAGTGCTTTAGAAACTTATGCTAGAGGACAACAGCAAGCAGGGGTATACAGTCAAAGTGATTTAGATCAAGTTTTAACTTTTTTAAGAGATGACGTTGCTGAAGTTATGCAAGGAATCACAACAAGAAGTTTAGGAACTTTTGGAGCAACTGGTCGAATTGTTGAACCTTCAGACACTTTGGCAAGAATTCATGCAGGAGAGCGTGTACTTAATCCACAAGAAGCGGCGGCTTATAATGCGGCTTCGTCAACAGCACCAGTAGGAACGGCAAATTTACCGTCCGGTTTGGCCCAATTAACACAGAAAATGGTTGACAGCAACCGCGAACATAGTGTAAACTTATTAGAAGCGTTAAATACGCTTGTAAAAAGAATGGATACACAGAATAATTTGACAAAACAAGTCATAACAGCAGTTGAGACTTACTAATAGGAAAAACAAATGAGTTGGAAAAAATACTTTCAAGAATACAAACCAGAAAACACGTCAGGGCAGGTTAGTCCAGTTTCTGGTGCAGGCCAAGCGGGTCCTGCGAGAACCAACTACAGTTCATTCCTACCTGATGTTTATTCAGGACATCCAAATCGTATTGAACGTTATGGACAGTATGAAACAATGGATGCTGACAGTGAAGTAAATGCCGCACTTGATATCCTAGCAGAATTTTGTACACAAGAAAATATGGAAAATAAAACACCTTTTTCATTATTTTTTAAACAACAAGCAACAGGATCTGAAACTAAAATTTTAAAAAGTTATCTACAACAGTGGGTTGATTTAAATCAGTTTGATAGACGAATTTTTAGAGTGATGCGTAACGTATTCAAGTACGGTGATGCATTTTTTATTAGAGATCCAGAAACATTTAAACTGTTCCATGTTGATCCTGCTAAAGTAAACAAGGTAATTGTAAACGAAAGCGAAGGAAAAACACCTGAACAGTATGTTATAAGTGATATTAATGTAAACTTTCAACATCTAAGTGTTTCTCAAAAAAATCCAAATGGCGGAACAGGACAAATTGACTACACAACTACTGGTGGTAACATGGGTAGAGGATATGTAGGCACTACTCCACAACAGTTTGGTTCAAGATTTGACAAACAACAGAACCAAGCAACTATCGAAGCAGAACATGTGGTACATTTATCACTAAGTGAAGGCCTAGATAGAAACTTTCCATTCGGTAACAGTTTATTAGAAAGTGTTTTCAAGGTTTATAAGCAGAAAGAATTACTTGAAGATGCAATTATTATCTATCGTGTGCAAAGAGCACCTGAAAGAAGAGTATTTTACATCGATGTAGGTAACATGCCTACTCACCTTGCTATGGGATTTGTTGAAAGAATCAAAAATGAGATTCATCAACGTAGAATTCCTTCAGCAACTGGCGGTGGTACTAACGTTATTGACGCTAGTTTCAATCCACTATCAATTAACGAAGACTACTTCTTCCCGCAAACAGCAGAAGGACGTGGTTCTAAAGTAGAAACACTACCAGGCGGTACTAACTTAGGCGAAATTGACGATTTGAAATATTTCACTAACAAGTTATTTCGTGGTTTACGTATTCCGAGTTCATACTTACCTACTGGCGCAGACGATTCTGCCGCACAGTATAACGACGGTAGGGTAGGTACTGCTTATATTCAAGAATTAAGATTCAACAAGTACTGTGTAAGACTGCAAAATCTAGTTGCATACATCTTTGACAGAGAGTTTAAAATGTACATGAACGCTAAAGGCGTTAACATTGACAACAATCTATTTGATTTAAAAATGAATCCACCACAAAACTTTGCAAGTTACAGACAAAGCGAAATGGATAATGCTCGTGTTAATACATTTGCTTCACTACAAGAAGTACCTTACATGAGTAAACGTTTTGCACTTAAACGTTTCTTAGGACTGAGTCAAGAAGAACTTGCAGAAAACGAAGCACTATGGCGTGAAGAAAACACGAATGAAAACTTTACTAAGACAAGTGCTGGCGCAGAAATGCGTGGTGCGGGAGTTACACCAAGTGGTATGCAATCAGATTTAGATACATTAGGCACAACTGAACCTGATGCTGATGCTCCTGAGCCAACAGGTGACACTGGTGATATAGACACCGGCGGTGGTGACACAACAGTTTAAGGTAAATAAGTTTATGTTGTTAAAAGAATTCTTTTATTTTGATAAAAACGGTAATGACTTTGAGGATGACAAGCGTTATGATGCTCAAAGAGATATTTCTGTGATCAAACCTACAGATACTAGAAAAACTAGACTTACACTAAAACAATTAAACAGTATTAGACGTACATCTGAAGCAAGAGAAGTTGAACAGGCTAAAGAATTAGAGTTTGTACAGATGATGTACGGTCAACCTGCTCAAGAAGAACAAGCACTTTAATAAAACCATTTAAATACCCATATGCACACAGCATTCGTATTGGGTAATGGTACCTCAAGACAGCATTTAGATTTAGAAACACTGCGTGGAAAAGGCAACATCTACGCATGTAACGCCGTCTATCGGTCTTTTGAACCTGATGTTTTAATTGCAGTGGATCCTAAAATGATACATGAGATTGTTGCTGATGGATATCATCACAATCACACAGTGTGGACAAACTACAACAACGGGTATAAAGATTATACTAACCTCAACTATTTTGATAAATCGCTTGGTTGGAGCAGTGGCCCGACAGCGTTATACAAAGCCTCACAAGATAAACACAAAACAATATACATACTAGGGTTTGATTATATGGGATTAAACGGTGGTAAAAAGTTTAATAACATATATGCAGACACTAAAAACTACAAAAAATCACAAGAACCTGCAACTTATTACGGCAATTGGCTAAGACAAACTGAAAATGTAGTCAGTTCTAATCCTAAAATACAGTACTATAGGGTAACTAATATTGGTGATTTTTGCCCAGGACAGTTAAATAACTATGACAATATACGCAATATTGACTACACAGAGTTTGAAAAACACCTCAAAATTTGAGCATTTTTTCAAAAATGCTGAAAATACACCTCTTTTACCTGGTAAAAGTGGTTTTTTCGTAAATACAGTGGACAGCCTTGCCTAACAAATATATTAAAGGAGAAAAATACAATGTCAGACACAAGCAAATTTGAACAACTGCTTGATCTTTTAGTGAATGAAGACAAAGAAAAAGCAGAAGAACTTTTCCACGATATCGTGGTTGAGAAATCAAAAGAAATCTATACAGGATTAATTGAATCCGAAGAAAAATCAGACGAAGAAGTTGATGAAGCAACTGACGAGTCTAAAGAAGACGAAATTGAAGAAACAACAGACGAAGATAAAGAAGACAAAGTTGAAGAAAACTTTGAAGAAGAGTCAGTTGAAGAAGTCGGTGGAGACGCTACAGACATGATGATGAAGGATGTAAGCGACGAAGAAGGCGACGAAATGGATATGGATTACGACGACGATGGTAAAATGGATGATCACGAAGACGATCACAAAGACCTAGAAGATA